AGGTTGGAGACAGGCTGTTAACTACCACAGAAGGACGGCTCAGTTTTTCTTAACAGGATTGATGCTGGCGACATGCGAAAAATTTAAGGCTGAATAATTATGGAAATAACACAAGATCAATTTACAACTAACCTAGAGCAAATGCCGCAACAGGCGCAGGTGCAGGTTGTACAGCTAATAGAGCAAAACGAACCTCCTGTACTACAAGCGTTTGCTGCTAGTTTGGGTGTCACCCTTTCGATGGGTGAAGAGCCAATGGCAGAGGAGCCAATGCCGCAGGAGCAACCCTCTGTGCTTGATGAAGTAATGGCAGAAGAGCCGGTAGCACCAGAGGAACCTGCCCCGGTAGAGGCACCTCTGCCAGAAGCGTCTCCCATGCAGGACCAGATGCAACAGTTAGCCCTTGGTGATCAGGTAGCAGGTATGATTGATCAGCCGGGAGCAGAAGATCAGACAGGTGTAGCTGATGATGTACCCATGAATGCAAGAGAAGGCGCATTTATTGTAAACGCAGCCGCTATTGCAAAGGTGGGTAAAAAAGACTTTGAAGAGCGCATCATTGAACCTGCTATTGAATACCTAAAAGAAAAAGAAGGTATAGAGGTAGATAAAGGTACTATTACAAGGCCAGCACAGCAGGTAAAAGGTGATCAGCAAATACTTGCCTCAAATAAAGAGTATCACATTCCTCCAGAGCTAGCGGAAGTAATAGGCACAGACCTGCTTGAAAAGATTAACAAGCGTGGTGAGGCAGAGACAGAGAAGAAGTTAGAAGAGCAAGAGCAGCAGCCGCAGCAGCCCCAGCAGCAACAGGACTTTGCACAGAAGCAAGTTCCTGTTAGGGCTGCAAATGGGGGTGAGATAGAACCTGAAAAAAAGTTATTTGCTAACCTACAAACTGCTTTAATTGAAGAAGAAGGTTTTGAGCCAAACGCATATATACCGACACAGGGAGACAAGCCTACTATTGGTTATGGAAGCACAGAAAATGTAAGGTTAGGACAGACTATAGATGAACCAAACGCTAGGATTCGTTTAGGAACAGACATAAGAAAAAGACTACCCCGCATAAGAAAAGAAATTCCTATTTTTTCTAGCTTGCCTGTAGAAGTACAAACACCAATATTTGTAGAATATTTTCGTGGTAAGTTAACTAAAGCAGGAAGTCCAAACACTGTAAAATTAATTAATCAAGGTAAATATAAAGAAGCTTCAAAACAATTTTTAAACAGCGATGAGTATAGAAATGCTAAAACTAGGGGTAGAGAGGGTATAAGAGAAAGAATGGAGAAAGCTAGTAAAGCTATTGCAAGTATTGCTAGCCCCCGACCCAAAAGAAAACCCGCTCCCCCAGCGCAGCAAACACAAAACAGTTTTATGGGCGCTCCCCCCATAGGTTCTCGTGAAGATGAGATGCGGAACCTAAAAGCAAGGAGACAAGGCGATGAGGCAGGACGCCTCAAAGCTGAACTAATGCAGCCACCCGCTAACTAGCGGCCCTGCTAGACTAACCCAACTGCGGCTACCCCAATGAGGCCCCGCAAGGAGGAAAAATGGCTACCCAAGAACAGGAAAATCTAGGCCCCTATCGTGGCAAGTATCGCTCTGACTTAGAGGACGATGCACAAAACGAACAGGCTACCCTAGAAGATAGTGAAAGTGAAAGCGATATTGTTAATGATGAAACTATTTCCGTCTCTACGCAAGTACAGACAGAAGAGCATGACTACAAAAAACGCTATGATGATCTCAAGAAGCATTACGACTCTAAGCTCTATGAGTGGAAAGAGGAACGTGAGGGTCTTCTAAATCAACCGCAACAGATGCAGGAATTTTCTGAAGAAGATGCGGACATTGAAAACTTTAAAGAGAATTATCCTGACGTTTATAATGTAGTTGAAGCTATGACTACTAAAAATTCTGCAAAAGAAGTTCAGGAACTTAAACAAGAGATAGACCGTCTTTCGCAGAAAGAAGAGCAGTTACAAGCTAAAGGTGCTTACCAAGAGTTGTTAGCCCTGCATCCAGACTTCTCTGATATCAAGAAGTCAGACCAGTTTAAAGTATGGTTAGGAAAGCAGCCACCCAACATCTCTGATGGGATTACCAAAAACAATAACGATGTTCAGTACGCTTCTCGCGTTCTAGATTTGTACAAAGCTGATACAGCTAGTACAAAAAAACCAAGGGGTCGTCCTACTAGGAAACAAGCAGAAGCTGCAGCAGAGGCAGTTACGAGAACTTCTCGCGTAAATGTCTCTACTGATAGTGGAGCTAACAAAAAGACATGGACAACCTCAGAGATACGTAAACTTAAACCGCATGAGTATGAAAAGCTTGAATCAGAGCTTGACTTAGCAAATGCGGAGGGTCGTATCCTAAATGGCTAAACTTATATAGAAAGGACTGAGATATGGCTATTGGTGTATCATCCGGTTACGGTAATCTACCGACCGGTAATTTTCAGGCCGAAATCTATAGCCAGAAGGTTCTCAAGTTTTTCCGCCGTGCGTCAGTTGTAGAAGATATTACTAACACTGACTATGCGGGGGAGATTGAGAATTTCGGTGACACGGTTCGTATTATGAAAGAACCCACTGTCTCGATTTCAGCGTATACCCGTGGTTCTGTGGTTACTCCGCAGGATTTGGCAGACGATGAAATTCAATTGACTGTAGATCAAGCTCAAGCTTTTGCGTTCAAGGTAGATGATATCGAAGAACGTCAATCGCACGTTAACTTTGAGGCGCTTGCTACCTCTTCAGGTGCATTCTCTCTCAAACGCAACTACGACAAAAATGTACTTCAGGCTATGATTGATGGTGCAGGTATCAAGGGTGCTTCTGGCTCCGTTGAAACTGACTCCTCACTCGGCACCTCGGGTACTCCTCATACGATGGCTGGCAGCGATGCTGGTGATGAGGCTGTGCAAATCATCGCTCTTATGGCGCGTCACCTAGATCAGGCTGATGTTCCAGAAGAGAACCGTTGGTTTGTAGCGCCCCCGCGTTTCTATGAAACACTCTACAAAGCGGGTGCTAAAATTGCTGAAGTTCAAGTAACTGGTGACAATCAGTCTCCCATGCGTAATGGGATGCTGACGGCTCAAAAGGTTATGGGCTTCACGCTGTATAAATCCAATGCTCTTCGTCAGTCCGCTGATGCGACTACGACGACAGACATGGTATCACTCAGTGGCGTTGCTACCGGAGAGAACATTGTTCTTGCTGGTCACATGTCGTCAACGGCCACTGCTAACTCCATTGCTAAGACTGAAGTTATTCGCGATCCTGATTCATTTGCTGATGTGGTTCGCGGTCTGCACGTATATGGCCGTAAGGTCATTCGTCCAGAAGGCTTGGTCCTTGGCATTGTTGATTACGCATAAGGGAGGTATGAATTATGGCTACTTATGATCGTACTATTTCCGGCGGTGGAACCGTTGGTCATCCCTCGCGTATGCCCACTCCGTATGTGGTTACTTCACAGGTTTGGGATACTGCCGATGGTGGTGCTGGAGGAGACGTTGTACAGCTTGTAGACGTTCCTGCAGATACCATGATTGTTGCTGGTGCGCTTGAAGTTCTTGAAGCGCGTGGTAATGGTCAGATTACTATGGATATTGGCATTACTGGTGGTGATGTAGACTGTTTTCTTGACGGTTCTGCATGTGCCGCTGGCTTCTCGCCTTTCCTTGAAGCCGCTGTTGGGGCTTCCGGGGCTAACGCTCGTATCCTAACAAGTGCTGACACGATTGACGCTCTCATCCTTGATGGTGGTTCGTCTGGTGAAAGTGCGCTTCGTTTCCGCGTTCACGTTTGTATGGTTGACATTTCGCGCAACCCGCTTACGGAAGCGGCTACGGTGTCGTCTGGTACGTAATTGTACCAAAGGTTTCTGTGGGGTTCCTTTTAAAAACCCCACCCTTCAAATTGTTTTGATATTGAATTGACGGAGGTATCTATGTTTATCAAACTACTAACCGAAGATGAAGTAAAATTTTGTCTTGACCAAATAAACACTAAGACATTTAAGAACGGGGAAGATACTGCTCCTGATCTAGAAGACCTAAAGAGCAATAAAGAATCTAAAGGTATTCCAGACGAGGTAAGGAAGCTAATTACAGACAAGCTATACGATACACATTACATAGACAGCGTGTATTGTCCTACCAGAGTATCAGTAAATTTTTATAATAAATACAGGGAAGGCGATTACTACGATCTGCATGTAGACGCTTTTAAGGCCCGACCAAAATCAAACAATGTATTTTTTGACTATGGTTGGAGCATAAACCTGACAGACGATTACGAAGGTGGAGAGTTTATACTATCAACTCCTGTAGGACAGATAGGAAAATCATTAAAAGCTGGAGAAGCTGTAATATTTCCTATCATATATCCACACGGAGTAGAGAAGCTTACTAAAGGGATCAGACAGAATATAATTGGATGGATGTCTTCTAACGTATCGTATGAACAGTCATTTATTTTGCAAAACATGTATGAGGTAAATAATTATCTTATGCAGACCCAAAAAGAAATGTTTACAAAATCAACGCTTGTTCAGACATATCTAAAGAAGGCTTGGGGAATGTAACATGAAATACATATTATCTGTTTTAATTTTACTTACAGGAATTAGTGTATCTTACGCACAGCAACCTTCTATGATTTGTCTCCCTGTAGATGCTTTTCCCGATCTTGCTGCTAATCAGGGAGAGCACCCATTAATGGATTTTCAGGATAAAATGTACGATTTAAAATATACACTGTATGTAAATTCTGATACTAGATCCTATACGCTAACTATAATTAGTCCTCTTAGACCTACTCAAGAGTGTATAGTATCTATGGGTGATACTCTTAAACTTCTTATACCTACTCTAGGAGGAGAGAAAGTTTGACATCAACACTATCAAGAGCGGTACGACTAAGAAACGCTGCAGTTGCGCTTGACGGTACAAGTCAGACAACTGTGTACACCGTTCCTGCTGGTCACGATGCTGTTCTAAAGAACATAATTATCTGTGAGACTTCGGGCAATGCCACACCTGTAACCCTAGAGCTTACAGATGCAAGTGCTAGTGCTACCTATAAACTACTTGGTAGCAAGAGCGTAGCGGCAAATGATTTTGTATTACTTGCTCTAGAATTAAACCTGAACGAGGGAGATATCATAAAGTTAACCGCAGGAACTGCTAACAGAATAGAAGCAGTGTTAACTATAGATGAACTCTTCTTAGCCAACCACAGTTAGGCAAGCCATGAATTATGTAGAACTAATCAACGCTGTACTGTTTGACCTTAACGAGACAACTATTGCAGAAACTGCTGCAGGACTGTCTGGCACACGGGGCGTACAGACTACAGTTAAAAAAGATATAAACAAAGCTATCCGCGATGTTGACGCTGAGTACATACAGTGGCCGTGGCACTTTCACAACGGAAGGTACACGCTGTTTGGCGGCAAGGGCAAATATAAGTACCCAGTAAAAGTAGAAGTATCCAGCGTTAGCGGGGGCTTTA